GACGTGGCCCTGATATTGGCGATTTTGATAAGGTGCGCGTGCGCAGCCAAATCGGTCTTCTCCAACGCGTCCATGTATCCTTTGTCGGCAACAAGAGCTTTTGCTTTTGCAATTTGATCAGCAGTAACCTCATTGAGTTTAAGACCGCGAAGTTCTTTTTCCGCGTCAAACTGGGCCCGTGCAGCCGCGGCTTGCGCAGGTGCCAAAGCAATTTGGGTTCCGAGTCTGGATGCGCCTTCAGCTATATCTGCCCCAGCGGTAACAGGTGCCAGCTTTTCTCTGGCGCCAGCTGCGGCTACGCCTTCTGCAACCAACGACCTAGCCTTGGCTTCTGGCACACCGGCTTTTATCAAAGCGTCAAACTTGGCAGCTTCTGCATTTGCTGCGGCCGCTATGGTTTCTGGGTTTTGGTTGTAAGCTGTTTCGGCACGGGCGTAATCGCGATTACGGTTGCGATTGATCTCGTCCAGTCGCGAAGCCTTTTCAGTCTCTGCGTCCAGCATTTGTTTCCGCAGGTCCAGATCGGCCTGCTTCTTCATCTCCGTTTGTGCGCTTTCGCCGTAGCCAGCCGCGGCTCCGCCCAAAACGCTAGAGATAAGTCCTGCAAAACTAGGCATGTCAGGCTCCCATGTTGGGGATGTTTTCGTTGCTGAACTGGCTCAGCATCTGAGCCATCTTGTCAGGCGCGACGCCAAACTTCTCAAGGATCGTGGAGATCATGATCTCCATACCACCAGCAATGTCAGAGTTGGTTGGTTTTTCCAGTCCGCTGTCGCGCAGGAAGTCCACCGCTTCCATCATCAGCTTGATCCCGGCCGGGATGACTACGTCCGGAGGCATCGTCGCGTTTGACTCCTTAAACATGAGGAGCATCAAGCCGGCAATGCCTTTGCCGAGGCGCTGGTCCAAAGGACCCGGCTTCTGGATCTCTTGCAACATGGCCCGGTGGCTTTCTTTGGAGAACATGATCTTCATGCCTGCAATGACCACGCGGTCATAAGCCTTTTGCAATTTAGGCGGTATCTTGATGTTGTCAGAAACCGCTTTGGTTGTGATCTCGTCGCCTTCAGGGCGGCCCATCTTGTCTTGGATAATGCCTGTTGCCATTTTGTGCTCCTTATGCTGAACGGGGTTGCATAGCTCCGGCTACAAGACCGGGCGGTTGCGCAACAACCGCATTTGGGTTTACTTTAAAGCCAGCGTTGACGCTACCATAGCCAGCGTTCAAATTGGCACGTCGCATCTTTTCTTTGTCCACGGTAGCTTGAACCTCCAAAGCCTTTGCGTTGGCGTATCCAGTGCTGGCTTTTAGCTGCTCGAGCTCGGCGTCGGATTTGCCACTCAGCCAGTCAGCCAGTCCGCCAACAGCCTTAGCGGCGACATAGGCGCCGGTCGGATTGTTCTTTAACATGTCCATGGCGCCGGAGCCCGCAGCCGCGGCAGCATCCCCAAATTTGCCTTGTTTGAGAAGGTCCATGGCTCCGGGCTGGGCGGCCGGCAAACCCACTGGTGCACCGCCCGGCGGTTTGAGCCCCGGGCTAGTCCCCGAAAAAGAGTAGTCGGCTTGCAGCGCAGGTGGCGCAACAGCGGCGGTCGGGGTGTTCAAAGGATTGCCGCCACCGCCGGGGGTGTTTAGACTACCCGGACTGGAAATATTGAGCTGGTTAGGCGGCACATCGGCGCCACCACCACCACTAACAAACTCCTTGGCCAAGCTGGACTCCCCCGCCCCGCTTGGTTTCAGGGTGCCCCAATCTAAGGGGGGAGGGCTGCCCACCATATCAGCGTAAGAGATACTGCTCTTACCAAGTCCAACAGCTGAGTCAAGGGCCGCAGAGTCAAAGAGCCCAAATTTGCTGGCCACAGAACCTATGCCGCCCGCGATGCCGGCGACCATGCCGATCTGGGACAGGGTCTTGTTTCCGGTGATGTTGCCGACTAGGCTTAGAGCGCCCCCCACAAACTGGAGGCCCGACAGCAAAGTTAAGCCTTCTGCTGCAATAGCTGCGCCCGAGGTATACATCGTGAATATCGAAATGGCCGCGCTGAGCGGGTCTCTCTTTTCACCGTAAGCTGGGCCGCCCGTGGGGTCGCCAATTGGGTGGTCAAACGCCATTGCCCGAGTTTGCGTCCGGGTTAAGTAAATTTTCATGATTTCCTTTCAAATGGTAGGTCGCCAAGCAGGTAGTACTCAACGTCCCCGTCTTTCCAAGTGGGCTCAAACCCGATTCGTTTTACAAACTTTTTTTGATCTACTCGATCGTGAAATACGCGAGTGGTCAAAAAGCCATGTCTCTCAAACACCGGCTCAAGAAAAGCCCTGACCGAGTCACGCATGCTGGCCCTTGGTTGCCAGTCAGGGGCAAGAGCAATGTGCACTTCAGTCCCTTTGGCCACCATGGTCCAGACAAGGCGGCCTTCAAATTCAAACTGAAGAACTTCCCAATCAGCAAAGTAGTCAAGGATCTGGTACCTCGACAACGCGGTGCCTTTACGGACCGAGGAGATGATCGGTTCGAGAAGGGCCTCTCGATTCATGTAAAGTCAAGCAAAGTTTTAAGGCCGGTGACGCCAGAAGTCGCGCTGAGGATTGCAAGCGAATTCTGCAAGTACTGTTTTTGCATGTTGACGGCCGCCTGCTTCGGCGTAACAGGGGGTGTACCCGTAGCGTCTTTAACATCAGCGCTGAGGTCTGGGTTGGCCATGATGTCGGCGATGTTCTTGGACACTTGCTGGAAAATGTCGTTTGCGCTGGCCGATGCCTGTATCTGGTTTTTGTAAGCGGCCTCTGTTGCAGTCAAGGTTGCACGGGTAGACGCGTCGATGTTCTGCAGTTCGATCTTTGTCTGAGCGTCGGCGTTCGACAGGGCGTACTTCATCGACTGGTCCATCATGTTCTGGACAGTGCTGTTGAGAGCGGTGGCGTATTGCTTGGAGACGTCGGTCTGGTTGGCAGCCGTAAATTGGGCGGCCTGATTCTGAGCTGCCGCATTGGCCGTCGCCGCTTGATTGGTCGAGCCGGCCGTGAACTGTGCGGCCTGATTGGCCGCGGCTGCGTTGGCCGCAGATGTTTGGCTGGCTGTACCCGCATTAAATTGCATGGCCTGATTTTTTGCAGCTTGGTTTTGAGCTTCGGCTTGGTTGGCCGCAGCAGACGTAAACCCAAGCGCTTGATTGCCGGCTGCCAAGTTTTCTGAGCCGGCTTGGTTCTGAGCGTTGGCTGTAAAACCAAGGGCTTGGTTGCTTTGGCCGGCGTTGAACTGGGCCAACTGGTTTGCAGCGTTGGCGTTGACCTGAGCTGAGTTGGCGAAGGTGGTCGCGTCTTGTGTGGCAATCGGGAGCGCTGCCGAGTAGACGGCCTTCTGGCCCTCTCCCAAGGCCATGCTTGAGTTGACCAAGCCTCGCGAGTTCATCTGAGCCAATGAGTTGGCACGGGCTTGCTGGAGCAGGGGCGAGTTGGCAGCAATGATGCCGCCGATTTGCCCTTGAACTGTTTGGTTGTTGTCGACGTTCCAGTTGGTGCCAAGGGCTCCAGCGGCATCATATCCGGCCGCTGTTCGCGAACCCGCGTTGTAACCTTGGCTAGTCCCGGTGCTGGCCGTGTATCCGAACGGGTTGGCGTCGGCAGACTTGTAACCCGTTGCGCCAGCCGTCGCCGCGTTGTATCCAGTGGCTTGAGGTGCGGCGATCGCGCTCGTAGCGTTGCCAAGCAGGGTTGCCCCTGTCGTGGTGTTTAAATCAAACGGGTTGTTTGCTGTTGCCATATTCGCTCCACAAATAGGAAAGCCGCACTAGGCGGCCTATTGCGGGCGCAGTGGCCCCGCAAAGATTTTACATTAAGAACAGAGCGCGTTCATCATTTCTGCGCTTTACCAGTCCGGGCAGGATTTTGCCCCCGCCCCTTGTGAATTTCAGAAACTCGTCCGCCGCCGCTTCCACCTCTCCCCGAAGAACCTTCTGACGGAGCGTTGACCGCTGAACTCCTCCCAAACCAAGATTAAAAGCAAAGCTGCACAGAGCATCAAACTGACCTTGGGTGAGAACCACAGGAAAGAGCTTGGCAATTCCGGATTCAAATCGCTGAAGATCGCGGCCAAGAATTTCATCAACTTCGTCCTTCAAAAATGCGCGGTTGTCTTTCGCCTCCAGCTGAAACGCGTCCCTCTGGTCTAAAGGCAAAGCACCCTGAACCGGGTATAAAACGTGGCCCACGCCCACGGTCCAGAGCTTGGCCGGGCATCGGTATGGCTTGAGCCGCACACCTTCGTGGTGCTTGATCATGTCCTTGCACCGCTGCGAAACCTTCACTCCTTGCCGCCTTTAAATGCCCGGCCGCCAAAGTGAAAACTGATGATTGATGCAAAGATGATCTGGGTGTCAGAGTCCCACAGCTTGGTCAGCAGCACATCAAACGCCACCCCGTGCTGCCAAGCGTAGATAAAACCGCCGACTTCGACGAAGGTGAACAGCAAGAAAAAGCCGTAGGTCAACAGAGGCCGGACACCAGCCCGAAGATTCACCATCCACTGGCTGGCACCCAGACCTATGGCAATGTCGTGTGCGTATAAGGCCGCTCGTTCTGATGCCTCTGCCTCAATAGCCTGCCCCTCTACCTTGATTTCCTCCACCCGCTGCTGGGCCTCAAAGCCAGCCTTGCGGAGTTCCAGTTCACGTTCCGTCTGGAGTCGCGCCATAGTCAACTCATGGCTCTTGTCCGCGCGATCCTGAAAAAACCCAAGCAGTTTGGGCAGACCACCGGCCAAGAAACTGATGAGAGTAGAGAATAGGGTTAGCATTACTTCTTCTCCAGCTTGGTATTGATCACGGCAATCTCTTGTCTGTTGTGCATG